AAAGAAAGAAGAAGCGCAGGAAGCACCCGCGTTTTTAGAAGAGCCGAAGAAAGAATATAAAGGGACACCAATCGAGGCAATAAAAACACCATGCCCACACTGCGGAATATCGAAGCTTGTCGCGGCTAGATCTTATCCGCCATTAAAGGTTTGTCATAGGGTACAGGGGAAAACATTTAACACACTTGTAAAGCAACAAAGAAAGTGCAGTGCATGTAACAGAAACAGTATTGTTTTCAATTACGAAGTACGTTAATTAAGCAAAAATAAGCTTCATTTTAAAGATTGATTCTAATTATTAGAACCAATCTTTTTTTGTGTCTTTGAAAGCTTCTTTTAGCTAGTCTACTTTTTTAAAAAGTGAGATTTTAATACATGCCCACAAACACAGAAAGACTTGACGCACTAAAGGAAGCTATTTACTCCGGTGCTACATCTATACAATTAGACGGCCAAACGGTTACTTATAGAAGTTTATCGGAAATGGAACGTATCGCGCTTAAACTTGAAAAAGAAATAAGTGGAATTGATAAGAGGCCAAAAATTGCCAGTATGGGCGCAACATTGAGGAATCAATAATAATGGGAATTTTTAGTGGGCTATGGGGTGGTAAAGATTACAACTCTCTTCAAGGTGGCGACCGCAAACGGTTAAGGACGAGAAGCGGCACAAGTGAAATGCACTTAGGCCAAAGCGCTAGAAAAAACGCTATCGCTAACACGCGTGATTTACGAAGGAATTTCGCGGTCGCTGCCTGGGGAATCCGCAAACATTTAGATTATGTCTCAGACTTTAGATTTAAAGCAATGGGCGACAATGAACAGCTCAAACAATATTTGACCACCAAGTTTTATGAGTGGTCGAAGAAATCAAACTTTGATCAAAGCGGGCGTTTCAATCTGAATAAAGCGGTTCGACTCATGGAAGCATCGAGAACAGTTGACGGCGATGTGTTTGCGTACAAGTTGCGCAATGGTCGCGTACAACTAATCGAAGCTGACCGCGTAAAGAATATGAAGAAGGACGGCGAGACAGAGCCAAAAAACGCAAGCTGGGTTCAAGGCTTATTAATTAATGATAAGACGCAGAGAGTCGAGAAAGTAAGAGTCGGAAAGCGCGACAGTTCCGGGAATGTTTCATTTTTAGCAGACGTTAATAAGCGTGATATATTGCACCTTGCATATGTTGAACGTATTGACCAGTGGCGCGGTATTAGTCCGATTTTATCAGCCATGAGTATTTTCCAAGATCAAGCAGAGGCGAGCGAATACGCACTTGCAAAGCTTAAAATATCTCAGCTTTTCGGTATTGCTTTCCATCGTGATGGTGACGAATCAATGGGTGACATGATGAATAATGGCACTTCACTTGACGACATATTAGACCCCGCGGATATTAATCCAGCCGGTTATGATGTCAACTTAGGCAAAGGCCCGTTTCAATTAGACTTAGACCCAGGCGATAAAGTTGATTTGTTAGAGAGTCAAAACCCAAGTAACCAAGCTCAAGACTATATGTTAATGATGATTGAGATGGCTTTAAAATGCCTTGACTTTCCAGTTAGCTTTTACGATGAATCAAGAGCCAACTTTGCCGGAGCTGTTAAGGCTGACCAATCTTATGAGAAAAGCACATTAAGCAAAAAGGCCGACATTAGAGAGTTTTTATCATCGTGGTTTATGTGGAAAATCGACTGGGCTATTGCTAACGGCGATACATATCTTGCAGAGAATAAAGGCGCGATCTTATTCGAGTTTGTATCAGCTGGCCTTCCTTGGTTCGATAATCTTAAAGAGTCCAAAGCGGTTAAAGAGAAACTTTCAATGGGCTTAACTAATCCTCAAAAAGTAGCCAAGCAACTAGGCGAAGACTACGAGGAAAACATAAAAGAAATCGCAGAGGCTAAAAAGCTTGCGGATAAATACGGCGTTTCTGTGAATTTCGGTGTCGATGACTCAGAGGAATTTGTGGAAGAGATGCAGATAAAAGAGGAAAGAAAATAAATGGATATTAAAATTTTTGGACAAGTCGGCGGCCTTGGCTTTGATGTTGATAGAATAGTAAGCGAGATAAACAGCGCAGAGGAAGAAATCAACATCCACATGATGAGCGTCGGAGGCACTGCAATTTATGGCTTGTCAATTTTTGACGCATTGAAAGCGAGTAAGCAAAAGACAAGTGCTTATATATACGGCTTTGCTTATTCAGCCGGCTCAGTTATTTGCGCGGGTTGCGACCACGTTTCAATGTCGGATGTTGGTTCGCTTATGATCCACGAAGTACATGGCGCAAGTGAAGAGGTAAATAACTTTTTAACACAGAGAGCCATTGCGGCTTATAACATTAAGACGGGTATACCAAAAGAAGAACTCGCCGAGATGATGACAAAAGACTTTTTTATTGATGCTGACCAAGCTTTAGAGATGGGCTTTATTGATGAAAAAATGGATTTCAAACAGGCCGTGGCCTACGCGGATCTTTTTAATATTGAAAACAAAAAAGAGGTAAAAACTATGTCAGAAACTGACGAAGTAAAAGCCGCGGAAGTGGCGGAAAATAAAGCGGTTGAAGTTGCAGAAGTAGCGCAACCGGTAGAAGAGGCAAAGCAAGAAATCGCAGAGCCTAAAGAAGAATTAAAAGCCGAAGCTAAGACGGAAGAAGTCGAAGCGGTAGCAGTTGCCGAAGTTGCACAGGTTGACGATAAAGCCGACTTGAAAAAGTACATGCAATCTTTTGGCGATGCAGAAGGCGCAAGAATGTTTGCGGAGGGCGTCAGCTTTGAAGCCGCACAACAGAAACACATTGCTAACCAAGATGAGAAGATTGAACAGCTTGAGGCTAAAATTGCCGAGCAGTCAACTATCATCGAGGCTGGTAAAAAAGAAATTGGCGGCGATGCCTTAGCACTTGGAGCAGTTGAGCCCAAAGCTTCATTTAAAAGCTTTGTTCGATTTGCAGAAAGTAAATAATTAATAAAAAAAGAAAGGAAATAAAAAAATGGCTAATGATTTAAAAACAGTAGCGGAAGTAGTAGCAATTAACGGTCAAGATTTTGACAGTGGCGAATTTTCCGACATTCTAAACGATGCACCAGCACTTGCTGCAATGGGTGTTAAAGAGTCTTCTAATGGTAAAGATCACAAGTACGTTAAGAAAACAGCACCACCCATCGTTGGTTTTATCGGCAATGGTGTAGGTCGCGACTTCTCCAAACTTACTTCAATTCCTGTAACAGATACGCTTGAAGCCATTGACGGTTCTGTGATGATGCCTAAAGTCGCGGCTGATGCTTCTGATGACCGCGAAGGTGTTATTCAGACTGAAATTATGGAACATCTGAAAGCAGCAATGTTTGAGTGGGAAAAGCAAATTTTCAACGGAACTAATAACTCGGCGACTGGCTTTAACGGCTTTGCTGATGTTGTAGCTGACACTTCAAGCAACCAGTTTTTAAATGGTGGCGGTACTGGTGGCGGTTCTGTTTACTCTTCAGTGTATATGGTTCGCGTTAATGGCTCAATGAATGGTATTGCGCCAGTGATGAACTATAACCTCGAAGTGGGCGAAACTGTAGTTATTAACGGCGACCCTGGTGATGGCAAAAATCAGCCTATGTATTACACTCCTATCATGGGCTACACTGGCTTGCAGATTGGCAACAACTACTCAATCGTTCGCATTGGTAACTTAGACGCAACTAACACGCTTACAGATGATCTTTTAAGTAAAGCTCTTCAAAGATTCCCTGCAGGATCGGGTGCGACTCACATCTTCACTAACCGCGAACAGCGCGGAGCACTACAACGCTCACGCACTACTTATTCGCCTACTGGTCAGCCTGCACCATTGCCAACAGAGTACGAAGGTCTCCCGATCATCGTAACTGAGGCACTTGGCACAAGCGAAGCCGAAGTAGTAGCACCATAATAAATGGCGGGATTTAGTCACCTGGCGGGAGTACTCAACGGCACTTTATACAGTGCCGAAGGGGAAACCGTAACTTATGAGCTTAACACTCCTTTGAGTGGTGGGCTTACAAGTGCAACGTTTGATGCCATACAGGCAGAAAGTCGCCAACAGGTGATTAATGACCGCGGCCTAATTACCAAAGTTAAAACTAAGGATTTCTTGATTAAAGTTGAACAGTTTGAAGATGTAGGAATAAACCGCCCTAATCGAGATGATATTATCATAACGGAAGCGGGGCAAAAGTGGGTTGTAACACCGCCCGCAACAGGTTTAGACTATTACGAATACTCAGACCATAAACAAGTTTTATTTAGAATCCACACAAAGAAGGCTAAGCAATGAGTACAGCAGTAGAAGTTGCGCAATTAGTAACGGATCATTTGATTAGTGTTTTTTCTAGTGACCCGAATGTGTCAGTTGAAAGGAATTATTTCCCTTCATTAGACCGTGAGGATTACGCCAAGGGAGAATATAAAATAAATGTCTATCCGGCTGCTTTGAATAGTTCACAAACTAGCAGAGGGCGCGGCGGAAGATCAAGAGGAAAATCGAGAACTATAGGTATTACTATTATGTCACGGGCTGAGTCAGTACGAGACGCTAATGACAATGATATTTATGTTCAATCTGTAATGGATGATTTCACTTTATTTGTCGAGTCTGTAAACGATGCAGCAGAAGAGGTGGAAGACTTAACTTTGGAAGATATTGAGGACGCCGACTATATGGACGCGCCCACTTTAGAGGCCGAGCAATTATTAGCAACAATTTTAAATGTAACATATAAGGATTACTAAAAATGAGTAGAGCAGGGAAAGACCATAAAATCTATATCTCAACGGCATTACTTACCGATACCAATGGCACAGGTGCTACTTGGGTAGAGTTTACGCCGGTTGAGAGTACGGATTCAGAAATAGCGCGAGAAGAAGTCACTTTCAAGACTCGTGAGAATGGAGGCGCGGAGCAAACTCTCGGCGGTTCACTATCAGCGACACAAGAAATAAACTGGGCTTACCTTCAAGGTGACGCTCAAGCTGATGCAATCTTGGATGCTATCGTAAATGACAATGCCATCGCAATCGCTGACATGGACGGCGATATAACGGCAGGAAGCGCAAAAGGTCAGATCGGTAATTATACCGTGACTTCTTACAGCCAGTCCAAGCCTATTGATGACGTTGTAACTGTGACAGCATCTTGCAAACTTGCAGACGCAAATTTCAATATGAATTACACAGGCGCAGCATAAAAATTTAGTCCATGCGGGACGGCGCTCCCTTAGTGGGGCGTTTTTTCCGCGGATTAATTAAACATAGACCCGCAAACAAAAGGATTAAAAATGTTATTTACAGGAAAAGACGGCGAGAAGTATTCACTTTGCATGAATATCGGTAACGCTCGAAAAGTATTGAAGGAATATAAAGTTGACTTGATGAACGTTGAGGAAACTTTAAAAAGCATCAGCCTAGACGATGAGAAGAACCGCAAAGATAACACAATGCTCTTACTAGACATTTGTTTTATTTTAGCACAATCAAACGCGCCACACAAAGAACTGTCAGAGGATGATTTTTTCGAGAGCTTAAACGGGGACGCAATCCATGACTTGTCATTGGCATTTTTGGAAGCACTCCAAGATTTCACGCCGAGCCCTGCAATGAAAGCGATCCTCAAGAAAAGCCGGGCGATGATCGAGAAGACGGAGAAGGATCTAGTCGAGAAAGTGGAAGCGATGGACTTTTCGGAAGTGCTCAAGGTTGGGAATTAGTTTTTAAGGTTGCGGGGGCTTTGGGTTTAGATCCTCAGCCCTACACGCTTAGAGAATTGTTTTGGCTATTCGAAGGGCGCGACCGTCAGCAATGGATGCACACAGCGGCAATAAACGCGACACAAAGCGCGGCGGCGGGTGCTAAAAATGTAAGGATTGAAAAGTTCCATCCTTACATGCAAGAAGCAAAATTAAAAAATCTAAGGCAAAGGGCTTTAGAACTAAGGGCAAAGAAAGAGAAAAAAAATGGCCAAGGTAATTGTAAAGACTGACAACTTCGCAAAGCGGATAATAAAGAATGGCGAACAATATAAAAAACGTTCTTTGTTCCGCATGGCCGCCGCCGCCCGTAACGAGTTGCGAAATGTAGTAAGAAAAAGAAAAAAGAGTTCAGAACCTGGAAAAGCGCCGAGCGATCACGGCACTTACAGAAACACGGCTTTATTTTCAGTAGATAGCAACGGGCGAGGGTTTGAGGCCGGCTTTGCAGATTATAAGGCAGATAAAAGTGTTTTATCTTTGGGAAATAAATACGCACAAGATACGCTCGAATTTGGCGGCACTATTGTAAGAACAGTCATTTACAAAAACAGGAAAAAGAACGCGAAGAAAGAAAGCTTTAATATAAAGCCAAGGCCACACGTTTTCGTAGCAAGAGAAAGACTTTTCAAAGGTAGCACAAAGAACCAAAGAAGATTCTTAAAAGCACAACAAGATTTAATTGATAGAGGTTATTTAAAATGAGTTCAGCCCCCAAAGGACGTGCAATTATCGAAGTTTTATTGGATTCTAACAAACTCAATAAACAGTTGCGAGCAGTAGAAGACAATTTTAAAAGAGTAGGCGGAAACATACTAAAAGCGGGCGCAGGATTCACTGCCTTTGGCGCTGCGTTGGTTGCGCCATTAGTTGCGGCATCAAAGGCTTTTGTTGACTTCGGCGACACAGTCGATAAGATTTCAGCTAGAACCGGAGCTGGCGCAGAGTTCATTAGTGCTTTAGGTTTTGCAGCAGAGCAAAGCGGGGCTGATATTCAAACGCTCGAAAAGGCTATCATCGGACAACAGAGAACTATAAACGACTTAAACCAAGGATTAGCAACCGCGGCGGATTCATACGAGGTTTTAGGATTGACGGCAAAAGATCTTGTAGGCTTAGGCGTTGAAGATTCTTTTACATTAATCGCACAAAGATTATCGGAAGTAAAAGACCCAAGCTTGAGAGCAGCGACGGCTTTGGAAATATTCGGTAAGGCGGGGCAAAGATTAATTCCTTTGCTAAATGGTGGTGAGGCAGCAATAAAAAAATATATTGACCAAGCCAATAAAGCCGGCTTAGTAGTTAATCAACAGGACGCAAAAGCCGCGGCAGATTTGGCCGATGCTTTAAACCTGGCACAAAGAGCCCTTAGAGGATTACAATTAAAAATAGGCGCGTCATTAGCAAAGCAATTTACTTTGATTATTGATAAGGTCACAGAATATGTAGTAAAGTCACAAAGATTTATTGAGCAAAATAGAGGTCTTGTTAAATCGGCTTTACAAGTTGGGGCGGGATTAATCGCGGCAGGCGTTGCATTAAGTGCAATAGGTTTGAGTTTTATCGCCTTGGGTGCATCGGTCGGAGCGTTTGCTACAATCGTTTCAACTTCAATATCAATACTTGGAACACTTGCGGGGGCAGTCACAACCTTAGGCGGAATCTTAGTAACTTTCTTAGCTTCACCACTTACAACGATCGTTATTTTGATTGGTTCATTAATAGCGGCCACAAATGACTTAAAAGGCCAGTTGATAGAATTGGCCGACACAGCAGAAAAAGATCTAGGTGGCGCGTTTGATAATGCAATAGCTAATTATGATTTATTAAAACGTGCTGTTTTAGCCGGCGATTTAAAATTAGCTTTTCAGATTTTGGCGACTTCAATAAAATTATTTTTCCTTGAGGCGTTCGACTCTATTTTGGATAAATGGACTGACTATGTAACAGCCACGAGAAGCGGTTTAAATAATGTTATCACAACTTTCAAACAGGCCGCGAGTTTAGTAAAAGGCTATTTCTTAGAGGTGGCTTTAGTATTACAACAGACAGGAGACGCGGTTGTAAGTGCCTTTACATCTCCATTGACTACGCTACAAAATTTATTTATTAGAATCACAACTAGGATTAGACTTTTGTGGTTAGACATAAAGGGGCTTGTCGAGGCGGGTATTGAACTATCAGACGGAGGCATCAGCGGAGCTAGAGAAGTTTTAGAAAGAGTTTTAAAAGAACGCGAAGATATAAAAAACGAAGCAGAAAAACAAATACAATTAAATTTAAAACTAGATGCAAATGTAATTACAAGCGATTCAACAAAAGCCATCCAAGAGGCCATCAAGGAGAATAAAAAATCTTTTGATGAACTTTCTAACAGTGCAAATGATTTTACTTTGGGATTATTTGACGCTGCAGATGCAAGTAAGGCGGCGCGAGATGTCGAGAGGC